CTACAACTGGTAGCAATGGCTCTTATGGAGATAGTTGGGATAATGATCATACAATAGGTTGCTTTTTAGATTTAGATAATAATAAAGCATATTGGAGTAAAGACGGCACACTTCAAAATAGCGGAACTGGTTATAGTATAGAAAGTGGATTTACTTGGCTTCCAGTTATTGGCAGTTATGATACGGATGGTGGTAGTGGAGAAAGTATAAAAGTTAATTTTGGCGGTTGTCCAGCGACAACAATTTCATCGGGAAATACTGATGGTACTTACGGAAATTTTGAATACACAACAACTATTACAGGGGATGGAAGTAGCAAAACTTTTAAAGCACTCTGTACGAAGAACGTAGCGGAGGATGGATAGTGGCTTATACGACAATAGATAATCCTGAACTTTACTTCCAAGTTAAAACTTATAGTGGAACAGGAAGTTCAAACACAATTACTTTAGATGGCTCTGAAGATATGCAACCCTCATTGAGTTGGATAAAATCCCGTAGTCATACCTATTCTCATGTTTGGAGAGATGCTGTGCGTGGTGCAAATTCTTTTGCTACCAATAATACTAATAAGCAATATTCTTCAGGCACAGAAATTACCTCTTTTAATTCAGATGGATTTACTTTAGGCACAGATAGTGGCGTTAATAATGGTAGCCACACTTTTGTATCTTGGAATTGGAAAGCTGATGGCTCAGGATCATCTAATTCAGAGGGAGATATTACAGCAACAGTAAGTGCTGAAACTACAGCAGGTTTTTCAATAATAAAATTTACTGGAAATGGTTC